CTGTAACATGGACAGCAACAGGTGTTGTTGGAGATGCAGAAGAATTAGCAGCAGCAATCAACGCAGCAGGGTTGTTAAATGTACAAGCAAGTGTTACAAGTGATAACAGAGTTGCAATTAGCCATAATTTAGGCGGCGACATTAGAATCACAGATACAGATGGTTCATTGGGTAATGTATTCACACCATATGTATCAACTAATACTGCAAGCACAGTAAACCTTTACTATGCACCAGGTACAACAAGTGCAACATCACCAAAGCAGTATCTTGCGTCAAACTGGGCACCATTGAGCTACACAGCAAAAGACGGTGAACCAACAACTACACCAGCAGATGGTGCGCTATGGTACAGCAGTGTTGTAGACGAAATTGATATTATGGTACACGATGGCACTAACTGGAAAGGTTATGTTAACGAAGTAGCAGATTCAGATCCAGCAGGTCCAATTGTTAGTGCAACAGAACCAACAGAACAGTCAGACAAGTCAGCACTTGTAGATGGCGATCTTTGGGTAAGCACAGCAGACCTTGAAAACTATCCAACAATTTATCGTTGGAACGGTGACACAAGCAAATGGGTACTGAGAGACAGCTCTGATCAATCAACAGAAAATGGTGTACTATTCGCTGATGCTCGTTGGAGCACTACAGGCGGAACAAGCACAGCACACGAAGAAGGCACTATCGAAGACTTGTTGTCAAGTGACTTCCTTGACCCAGATGCACCAGATCCAGCACTATATCCAAAAGGTATGCTGTTGGTAAACACTCGTAGAAGCGGTTTCAATGTTAAGAAATTTGTGCTTAACTATATTGATACAGATGGCGAAAATGAGCGTCAAAATGATGCATCAATGGAAAACTATTATCCACACCGTTGGGTTACTGAATCAGGTAACCAAGCAGACGGATCAGGTAGCTTTGGTCGCAAAGCACAACGCAAAGTTGTTGTACAAGCTCTACAAGCAGCAGTTAACAGCAACGAAGATTTGCGTGATGACGAAACAAATGTGTTTAACTTGATTGCATCACCAGGTTACCCAGAACTAATTGGTGAAATGGTTACACTGAACACTGATAGAGGATTGAGTGCGTTTGTTGTTGGTGATTCACCAATGAGACTACAAACAAGCACAACTGAAATCAGCAATTGGGCAACCAATGTAAACAGTGCACCAGAAGATAGTTTAGATGGACTTGTAACAAGCGACGAGTATCTAGGTGTTTATTATCCAGCAGGTTTCACAAGTGACAATGCAGGTAACAACATTGTAGTTCCATCATCGCACATGGCATTGAGAACTATTGCACTTAACGACCAAGTAGCATTTCCTTGGTTTGCACCAGCAGGTATTAGACGAGGTGGTGTAAGCAATGCAAGTGCAAGTGGTTACATCAACAGTGAAGGTGAATTTGTAAGTGTTGCATTGAATGAAGGACAAAGAGATGTTCTTTACTCAAACAATGTTAACCCAATCACATTCTTGAACGGTTCAGGTCTAGTTGTATACGGACAAAAAACTCGTGCAAGAGGTGCAAGTTCATTGGATAGAGTGAATGTATCACGCTTGGTAATTTACTTACGCTCACAATTGAAGAAACTGGCTAAACCATACATCTTTGAACCAAACGACAAGTTTACTAGAGATGAAATCAAAGGTGCAGCAGAAAGTCTACTACTTGAACTACAAGGTTTGAGAGCTATTAACGACTTCTTGGTAGTTTGTGACACAACAAACAACACACCAGCAAGAATTGATAGAAATGAGCTGTATGTAGATATTGCAATCGAACCAACAAAGGCAGTAGAATTTATTTACATTCCACTACGCCTTAAAAACACAGGAGAGATTGCAGGTTTATAATCATAATATGGGGGGTTAATAAAATACCCCCCAACTATGATAAATACTTGTGAATAGGAGTATAATATGTCAATAGGTTTAAATAAAATTACAGTGCCTAATGCAGGAGCAAACAGCAATGAAGGATTGTTGATGCCAAAGCTACAATATCGTTTCCGTGTGAGACTTATTAACTTTGGTACAGGCACACCACCTAACTACGAATTAACAAAGCAGGTTATTGATGTAACAAGACCAAACCTTACTTTTGAAAACATGCCGATTGAAATCTACAATTCAAAAGTAAACTTGGCTGGTAAGCACACATGGAACCCAGTCACACTTAACTTGCGTGATGATGTATCAAACAATGTACAGGCAGCAGTTTCAGCGCAGATTCAAAAGCAATTTGACTTTGCAGAACAGTCAGCACCTGTTGCAGGTCAAGACTACAAGTTTAGAATGGACATTGACATTCTAGACGGTGGTAACGGCGCAGTCGAAGAAAGAACATTGGATACATGGGCATTGTACGGTTGCTATGTAACTGAAGTGAACTACAACACACTTGCATATGCAAACAATGAACCAGTAAGTATTACAATGAACATTCAATACGATAACGCAATTCAAAATCCAAATGATGTAACAATCGACGGACCATTAACTAATAACACAACAGGTGTTGGCGGCTAATAACCCAAACAACCTATCGGCATAGAAGCAAGGATCTAACGGTCCTTGCTTTTTTATTATGTGCGCACTTTAAAACAAGGATAAATACAGTATGGGAATATTTGACGCTTTTAGAGATTTATTTGACAACAATTCAACTGGTAACACACTGCGTGATTACCAACATGCTGCTCGCACATTTGTTGATAACAACATGCGTTTGGCACCAAAATTCAAACATCTTTATCATGTGGTTCTCAACATCAATAATAATATCACACTTACAACAAACGGGTTAGATAATGTTGCCAAGCGTGAAATAAATCTGTTGGTAAAAAGTTGTGACTTGCCCAGTTTTCAAATGCGCACAGAAACACTTAATCAATACAATAGAAAAAAGATTATTCAAACTGGCGTGCAATATGATCCAATACAAATGACTTGGCATGATGACATGGCAGGTTTAACAAACTTCTTGTGGCAGATATATTTCAACTATTACTATTCAGATAGCCAACATAACTACACAACTACACCACCTGTGTTTGATGCAGCCTATGCAAGAGAAAACAATGCCAACAGTGGATACGGAAATGGAAGTGTGATGCAAAATCGCTTTGGATTAGATAGAGCAGGAAAGACAGACAACTTCTTTACAAGCATTCAAATATTCCAATTGCACACTCAAAATTTAACACCTACAAACACCAGTTTTACATTAATCAATCCACTTATTGATAACTGGGATCATGACGAAGTAAACAGCGAAGGCACACAGTATGCAATCAATAGAATGCGTTTCAGTTATGAAGCAGTTGTAATGGATTCTAACAGAACTGTACCAGGCGAAATTCCAGCTGGATTTGCTGACTTTAGATACGATCAAACAGCTCAAGCAACTCAAAATTTATCAGGATCTCAGTTATCAGGATTAGATCCTACATTACTTGGATCTCTTACCCGTCAAACTAATCAAACATTGTTTGGAAGTAACACAATTGTTAATGCAAGCACACTGGGACAGCCAGGTGGTGTCCAAAATATTGTTGAAGATGTAGTAACAGGTGCAGTAGGTAACTTTTTGTTTCCAAACAGCAGTACAGCAGCAAATATAACACAAGCAGCATTGAAAAGGTTCTTTTAATGAGTTTTGAATCAACATTACAATCAACAGACAACGCAAATAAAACTAAGGCGTTCTTTGATAACTATGGAAAAACAGCTATAAACTTTGCAAGTAACGATGTAGATGCAGTTGTAAGTTTTTTTGAAGGCAAAGGATTTGAAACACAGGCAGCTCGCAGCACTGGTATAGTTATATTAACTCAAGCAAAATCAGAAGGTAAGCCTGTTTTTGAATTGCTAGAAGAATTAAAATCATTTGATAAATTACAACTTACTGAACTGGTTGCAGCAGTGCTGAACAGCAATAGAAACAAAGTAAGCAAACTCGGTTATAAACAAACAGTTACAACACAAACTTTCAATGAAAGGAATGTTGTTGTATAATGGCCAAATATGCCCAAGGAAAATTTGCTCTCAAAAATCCTGACAAATATATCGGAGGTCGTACTCCAACCTATAGAAGCAGTTGGGAATTTGCATTTATGAAGTTTTGCGATGAACATCCTAGTGTTAGCAAATGGGCAAGCGAAGCAGTTAAAATACCTTATAGAAATCCGTTCACTGGCAAACACACAATTTATGTTCCTGACTTCTTTATTGCATATGTTGATGCAAATGGCAAGCAACATGCAGAACTAATCGAAGTAAAACCAACCAGTCAAATAACAATGGAAAATGCTGGCCGTAATCAGCGCAACAAAGCACATGTTGTATTGAACAAAGCAAAATGGGAAGCAGCAAACGCATACTGTAGACAAAACAACATCAAGTTTAGAGTTGTTACAGAACAAGATATTTTCCACACAGGTCGTAGAGGATAAATAGTAGTATATAATGGAATACTATTATGACTAAAAAATTAGAAAGCCTTTTTGACTTACCTGAAAATCAAGAAATAGTCAAACAAGAACAAAGCAAACCAGCAAAACCTGCTGTAGAAGAAACCATGCGAGATATTGCAGATCTTGACAAAATTGAAGCTGCACTACCTCAAGTTAAAGGTTTGGGCGAACTTGCTGATAACGAACTAAACGAAGTTGCAAACAAAGCCATGCAAGCATACGAAGATCTAATGGACTTGGGTATGAATGTTGAAAGCAGATATTCAGGCAGAGTTTTTGAAGTTGCTGGTACAATGTTGAAAACAAACCTAGATGCAAAAGTAGCTAAACTGGATAAAAAACTAAAAATGGTAGAACTGCAACTTAAAAAAGAAAAGTCAGACAGAGATGCAGGACAAAATACAGACGGATTTACCAGCGGCGAAGGCTTTGTAGTTACTGATAGAAACAGCTTGTTAGAGCGTCTAAAAGGCATGGATAGTGATAAATAGTATATAATAGGATCCTTACAATGAAAAGTATTAAAGAGTTATTAACAGAATCGCATAGAACATATGCATGGAAAATTGGAGTAGCAGGCGACTACGGTAAAACTTGTGAAGAACAAATCCGCAGTTGTATGGAAAAATGGAGTGTAGCAAGTTGGAGCAAAGCCAAAAAAACACCAATTCAAGAACGCCCATTGGACTTTCCACAGTTGGAAAACATTGATGTGTATTACTGGGATGCAGAAGTAAAGTATCCAACTACAACAGATGCAATTCAAGAATATATTGCACAGTGTTGTGATGTACCAGCAAGTCATGTTATTGTAAGAAATCCTGAAGAGCCTCAAGAACTTTATCAAGAAAAGAAAGAGGACACTGAATACGAAACAATGCTAACACAAGAAGACATGGGCGGAGAAAGTGCTCAAGCAGATGTCGGCAGTACAAGAGTAATGGACTTGCTGAAAGAACTGGAAAAAGCCAAAAAAGAAGATGGCGATAAAGATTACAAAGCAGAAACACCTGCTGATGATAAAATGAACAACAAGGCTGTATTAAGCTAGGAGATTATTATGGATAATGCAATGTTAAACATCTTGAAAGGTTTCGACAATGTTGAGAAGAAAACATTGCAGGAATCAGCAATCGCAGAATGTCCTCCAATGGGAATGGACGCCGGCATGGATGCACAAGGTGGCGAAATCAGTATCAAGTTAGACGATACTGCACAAATGGCAAAAGTGTTAATGGCACTGCAAGCAGTAACAAGCGGTAGTGTAAATGATGTACAAGATGCACCTATGATGCCTGCTCCAGAGGAAGCAGAAATGGAAGAATATGACAACGAGCCAGAAGAAGAATATATGGACACACCTGACATTCTTCCAAGTGGTGATGACTTGCATCGTCAAAAAGACATGAAAGCAATTCGTGTAAAAGATCCAGCAGTAGAATCAATCAAAAATAGACTTCTACAAGCACTAGAAGAAAAGAAAACAAATGAAGTAGCAGGTCCAGATAAATGCTGGCCAGGTTATGCGCCAGGTGCAAAAACAGGTGTAAAAACCAAAGCAGGAACTGGTAAGAATACAGGTAAGCGTGTAAACAACTGCGAACCAACTGGTAAATAGATCCCCCCCCAGAACTCATTAGCGCCTTCGGGCGCTATTTTTTTGACTAAATATTTTTATGAGTAAGTCATTAGACGGCGTTTTAATCAAAAAAGCCAATAAACAAGAAACCTTTACAAATGAACAAGTAGAACACTTGTTGGCATGTATGGATCCTGACAAAGGATATCTATACTTTGCTAGAAACTTTGCAAACATTCAGCATCCTACAAAAGGCAAACTTTTGTTTGAACCTTTCGAATATCAACTAGGATTGATGGAAAGTTATCATAACTATAGATTTAACATCAATATGATGCCTAGACAAACAGGCAAAACCACATGTGCAAGTATCTATTTGACTTGGTATGCAATGTTCAATCCAGATCAAACTATTCTTATAGCTGCACACAAATACACAGGTGCACAAGAGATTATGCAAAGAATTAGATATGTATATGAAACTTGTCCTGATTATATTCGTGCAGGTGTTACCAGTTACAACAAAGGTAGTATTGAATTTGAAAACGGCAGTAGAATTATCAGTCAAACAACAACCGGAAACACAGGTCGTGGTTTGTCTATCTCACTACTGTACTGTGACGAGTTTGCGTTCGTACAACCTAACATTGCGGAAGAGTTTTGGACTTCAATATCACCTACACTAGCAACAGGTGGTCGTGCTATTCTTACTAGTACACCAAACTCAGACGAAGATACATTTGCTACTATTTGGAAACAAGCAGAACAAAAGTTTGATGAATATGGCAACGAAAATGATGTTGGTATAAACGGTTTTCATGCTTTCCGTGCAGACTGGTGGGAACATCCTGATAGAGACGAACAATGGAAAAAAGAAGAAATAGGTCGCATTGGTGAAGAAAAGTTTCGCCGTGAATATGGCTGCGAATTCTTGGTATTTGACGAAACAC